TTTGGATCCACTTGGTCAGATTGAGCAAATTATTAAGATCTTGAAAAAGAAAGGTTTAAGATGAAAATTAAGGCTATCGTAGAACAAGTCTTAAAAGAAAACCCAAAACAGTTTGAGCAGCATATGTCAGGTAGGCATGATTTTTACGGATTCTTTTTAGGCAAAATGTTAAAATTGTTAAAGAAGTCACAATATCGTAAGGCTATGGACTTGCTTCATGATTTTCTTTCGCATGACAAAAACGACACCTGAATACCTGTTTCCCCAAAAACATAATCTAGTATTCGTCAATGATATCATTGAGTTATACTAATTTTTTTATTTTTCTATAGTGAGATTTCACCTATATAGTAGAGGGGATTTTATTTTTATCACAGCTTAAAAAATTAAAGTGTCCATTTAGAGACAAAAAATCATCAAAGCTGTGTTCCTGTTTCCCCAGTAGTATAGATACAATTCAACCCAAATTATCCTTTCACCCAATTGCTACTCGGAGGCGTTTGATGCGCCAAATAAAATCGTTGGTTCTGGCAACCAATTAATTTTAGCACAACAAGGTGTAGAAGGGGACTTTTCTATATGGTAGAAGAAAACAAGTGGACTGTGCTGCAGAAGTTAATTCAGACTATTGAGGGTGACATCTCAAGGGGACATCTGAGTGCAGAAGAAATTCGTGCAATTTTAAAAGTGGAATACGAAATCTCTGAAGAACATCTTCCGTGTATGAGAACAATTCAACGTTGGCGTAAATTGCCAGGTTGGAATGATGCTATTTGGTCCGAATGTTATGAGGAATACAAGATAAAACTCAAATCAGTATTGAAGACTGCTTTTGAGAAAGCTATCGATGGAGATCATAACTGGGGAAAAATGGTGTTTAGTATCTTTGAGAAGTTTCCATCAAAGAAAGTTGATCTTGGTTCTACTGACCAGTGGAAGACTCTTTTTGGCGATTGCGTAACAGAAGACAAAAACTCTGATGTTGAAGATTGATAAAGATAAATTTTTTAGTAAGATAGGCTACACCCCACATTCTGGCCAAAAACGAGTACATGAACTTGTTGAAACAACTGATAACGTTGTTGTAGTCTGTGGTCGTCGATGGGGTAAGAGCCTTTTTGCATCTCGTGAAGCTTGTGCAATGGCAATACAGCCTAACAAAAGAATTTGGATCGTTGCACCAAGTTACAAGTTGTGCGAAAAAGTTTGGAGAGAAGTTTGGAATATACTGATTCATGATCTAAAGTTACCTACTGTTCGGAAAGCTTATAATAAGCAAGAGTTGTATATAAAGTTTCCTTGGGGTTCAGAAATTGTTGGAATGCAATGTGAGAACCCGTCATGTTTTGATGATCAAACCGAAATTTTGACAAATGATGGGTGGAAACTATTTAAGAACTTAGATCAAAGTGAGCTAGTTGCTACCATAAACCCCATCTCTAAGAATCTTGAATTTCAAAAACCAACTGAGTACATTGATTCTAAGTATAGTGGTGATTTGGTTTCTATTAAGTCTAATAATCTTGATATTGATGTAACTCCAAATCATCGATTTTTAGCTTGTTCGAATTACTCTGACTCTACAAAATTTATAACAGCTGACAAGCTAAGTTCAGGTAGTTATAAAATTCCGCAATGTAGTGTTTGGATCGGAAAATCCCCTAAGAACTTTGTATTGCCTAAAATTAGAATTCTTCGACCAAACTATAAAGTAAGTAAGCCCAGTCTTTATATTTGTATTGCTGATTGGGTAAAGTTTTTTGGGATTTGGTTGGCGGAGGGCAGCGTCGCAGGATCAAAAGGTGGAACCGCAAAACTAAAAAGTAGCAATTATGAAGTTATTATTTCACAAACAAAAGAAAACACCTGTAGTGATATAAGAAGACTTCTCGACAGACTCCCTTTTGATTATGTTGAAAACAAAACAAAGTCGTGCAATATAAATTTTTTGATTCGCAATAAACAACTTTGGTCATATTTACAAAAATTTGGTAATTCTTATACAAAGTATATTCCTTCTGAAATAAAAGAGTTAAATCCCAAATTGATTGGATTATTTTTAGAGTGGTTTATTAAAGGTGATGGCACGGTAAGGTCTTCTGGAGAGCGCCAGTGTTTTACATCTTCCAAAAAGTTGGCTGATGATTTACAGGAGATGTTTTTAAAAATTGGAAAGAATAGTCGCTTGTTTACACGTAAACCGGTTGATAATTGTTATATTAGAGGTCGTAAGATCAATGGTCAAACAGGATATATTATATCTGAGAAGACAGCTAAATATGCCTATACGCGTGGACCAGGTGGAAGTTATGTTAGTAGTACACCTTACGAGGGTACAGTTTATTGTGTAGGGACGCCAAACACCACTGTAGTTGTACGGAAAAACGGTAAGCCCTACATTTCTGGTAATAGTTTGGTTGGTGATGAGTGTGATCTAATTATTTGGGATGAGTGTGCAAAAGTTAAATCTGGTAGAAGAATTTGGGAGGCTTTGCTCGAACCTAATCTAATGAATAGGAATGGCAAGGCTATTTTTATTACTACACCAGAGGGACGAAATTGGGTTTATGATTTTTGGACCGATTATGGAGAAAATCCAAATATAAAAGGTTGGAAATCTTACCAAGCACCAAGTTGGGATAATCCGCATAACCCAAAAGCCTGGATCGAAGAAAAGAAAAATCGTATTAGTACAGAAAGGTTTGAACAAGAATATGGTGCGAAATTTACAGCATTTGTTGGTAGAGCTTTTAAATCTTTTACTCGTGAAGTTCATGTGCTTCCAGAGCCGTATCAGTACGATCCTGATTTACCTTCTTACGCTACTTTAGATTTTGGGTATGCTCAGAGACTTGTAACATTGTATTTACAAGTTGATGTTGCAGGAAACGTAGTTGTTTTTGATGAGTTTATTAAAAATCAAACTACAATTAATGAGCAAGCACAAGAACTTCATGATAAGGATAGAGTATACAATATTACAGATGTTTTTGCAGATGTTGCTGGTAAACAGAAAATGTTAACTGGCGACACAGCGTTTGAAATTTTGAACCAGTATGGAATTAATCCAACAGGATGTAAATCAGAAATTGCTGAAGGACTTGAACTGATAAGGTTGTGGCTACAAAATCCAGAAGATGGGGGCCCAAAGTTTTTTGTTTCCCCAAGTTGTGTTGAGACAATTAAGGCATTTGAAAACGCAAGATACGATGAAAAACGCGGTGGCGAAGAAGTCTTGAAAGAGAAGGTTTTAAAAGATGGAAAGCATGATCATATAATTGATGCTGTAAGATACTTTTTTGTTAATTTGTTTGGTCTTACCAGAGGCTACTGTGAGTCAGTAAGGATTGTAAACTAAACATAACGTTAGTGTAATTAGAGATAATTAAAATGAGCAAAAAAAGAATAAAACGTGATAGAGGTGGAAAACCAAAGCGTAACTATGTGATGCCCCCAAAACCTAAATGGGGCGATAACCCAGAGTTACGTATCGTTCTTGAAGAAATTCAGAAACGACTAAAAAAAGAAAAGTAAGTTGGAGTTTTTGTGGCGTTTAATCTAAGTCATTTTGACAGTTTTGGTACCAGCAACTTTCGTACGTCGTCTAAAGCTAGATATGGTAATTTGGCCTACAGACAGTACATTACTAGAGTTGTGCTTGATTTTTATAATGGTGAGATGGATGAGTATATGTATGAGGATCTTCTCAATCAAGGCAGAGATGCTTCTAAGGTTTCATTTACTCCAGTTAATTTAACAAAAGAAATTGTTGATAGTATAAGCATTCTATACAGAGAAAAGCCAATTAGATCAGTTATTGATGGAACGTCAAAAGACCGAGAACTTTGGGAAGAAATTGAGCAGTCCACAAGACTTAACATGAAGATGAAAAAGTTAGATAGGTATGTTCATCTTCTTGGTACAGTTCTTGTTAAAGTGGCTTATCGATCAAGAACAGGGGAGTTGGTCAGCAATGAATCTGGTGATATGGACGGTTTTTTAGATGTTGATCTAGTTTTACCAGATTGTTGTGATATCCAGTATTATGATAACCCATATTTAGTTAGTAAAGTTGTATGTGGTATTGGAAATACATTTGATGGGTTTACAGCAGATGATAAAAAGAAAAGAGCAGCCCGTAAAGATATTGATCTAAATTCTATTACTAAAGTTTATTGGAGTCCTGATAAGCATGCAATGGAAGATTCTTCTGGTAGATATTATGAGACTGCAAATCCGTATGGTGTAGTTCCAGCAGTTCCATTTTTTGACCATGATCCAGATTATTATTTCTTTTTGCCAGTAGATGAGCCGTTGATCTATATGAATCATGCTATCAATATGCGAATTAGTGATCTTAATCATATTGCTAAATTTCAGAGTTTTGGGGTTCCTGTTTTTAAAGGTATGGAACGTGGAACTTCAATAGAACGTGGCAGGCCGTCAGATCCAAATAATGATCTTGCACAAGGTAAGACGTTTTCGTTTGGGAGTAAAAGTGGTGGAAGACTCTATCAGTCACATAAAGGTGGAGATGGAAATGCACTGGCAATGGGCACTGGAATTGCTTTTGGGCCAGACATTGGTATTGCTACTGGGCAAGATGGGGACTTTAGATTTGAAAGTCCAGATGCTGATCTTGAGGGGCTAGTTAGTGTTATTAATCACCATGCTGATTGGGTTAGACAAACATACCATTTAACACCAAAAGCTCTACAGTTAAAGACTAGCCCACAAAGTGGTTATAGTTTGTGGATGGAAAAAATGGGTGTTCTTGAAAATCTAACAGATCGTCAAGAGTTGTTTCGAGAACGAGAAGAGCAGTTATTTGGGGTCATAAAAAAAGTTTGGAATGAGCATAACCCAGATAGACTATTTTCAGAAAAGTGTAAACTTCAGATAACGTATAAGCAGCCTGTTTTTCCTGTTAATCCAAAAGATCAAATGGATATGATTGAAAGAAAATTAGAAGATGGATTTATGACAAGAACTGAGGCATTCAAAGATCTTTTTCCACATATGACAGACAAAGAGATAAAGAAGAAGATGAAAGAAATTGATGTTGATATGTTTGATAGAATGGAGCGGCAGGCTAAACTACAAGAGCTTGCACTCCCAAAAGAAAAAGAAGAAGAGCCAGAAAAAATATCTGATAAGCAAAAAGATTCACCACAAGAAATCGCAGAAGGTAAAAGTAAACAAAAGAAAAAGAATTTTGATCAAAGAGAATAAAAAAAAGATACGTACTTTATGGTGCCTAGTTTGTGGTGAGCCATGCGACCCGCATCACGATAAATCACGCGGAGCAGGCGGAACAGATGATATTGAAAATCTAATACCACTTTGTAACAAACATCATTCAGAGTTGCATCAGATTGGAAGAGAGACGTTCTTTAAAAAGTATAGAATTTCAAAAAGGTTTGTTAACAGGCTAGTTGAAAGGCTCTTACATTCATAGATATAAGAATTGGTAGTGACTATTAAAGGAGATTAGAGTATGGCTAGACTTGAGGAGATTGTGTTGGAAGCAGAGGATGTGGGTAAAAGGTGGGCTGGGTCAAATCAAGTTGCAAAACGATTACGTGAACTTGTAAAACCTAAGTTGTACCAGATAGCCACAGAAATTTCTAAAACAGCAAAGAAAAATATCTCAGAGGCAGCACTAAAAAGAATGGCTTATGCATCTGAAGATTATGAGAATTTTATATTTGATGTTACGGAGGCAGAGGCAGAGGCACAAAAGCTTAAGATTGCATACGATGCGTTGTTAAATCTTTTTGAGGCCATGCGTTCTGAATATAGTTTAGAAAAAGCTAAGATGAAAATGCTGTAATCCCAGATGATTCTGGTAGGAGGATAGCAAATGAAAATAATAATTTTGGAAACATTTATGGGCCAACGATTTGTAGTATATCGCCACGATGATCCAAGTAAGATTAAAGAGAAGTATAATCTTTACCTAAACAAGCTCAGAGAACTCAAATTTTTTGAGGTCAAAGAACTTGACCAAGATGATCCAATAGGGCTCAATGTCCGTGCTATCTACGGAATATATGTAGCAGATGAGGATGAACTTCTTGGTGAAAAGCGTAGGATGCGCTTTGTACAAAATGCTAACAGAATTGATTCTGAAAAGCACCCTTCATCCGATCAAGGGAACAATTAAGAGGATTAAAGATAAAGGAATCCTAAAAACCTAGCTAGAAGCTAAGGAGGATAAGATGGTAGTTGCAAATGTGGTAAAAGAACCAGAGGTAGAACCAAAGGTAGAATCTGCTCCAGAAGTAAAAGATGACATCGATAAGATGCTAGATGCACAAGAAGCACTGCTAGATACAGAAGGCGTCGATGCGGTAAAAACGTTAATTTCTAACGGGAAGCCTGAAGATTCAGAAGATGATGGTACTCTTTCCCAACTCGAGTCAAAAGATCTTGTTAAAGAAATCAGAAAACTACGAAAAGAGAATGGGGATCGTCGTGTTAAGGTTAAGGATCTTGAGAAAAAGCTTGAAATTTATGTTAAGACCGAAGAAGAGCAGAGAGAAAAAGATAGAACACTTGAAGAAAGACTAGTAGATAGGGATGTTAAACTCCAGGAACTTTCTAAGTCAAATGAAACTATTCAGTCTCAACTTGAGGAATTTTCTGACTTTGTTAATGATAAAGTTGATGAAGAGATCTCAAAAGTACCCGCAGAATATCGCGAACTTATTCCTAGAGACAGAGGACCACTATCTACGTTGAAGTATTTGGCGAAGGCTAATTCTCGAAAACTTTTTGAGAAAAAAGATCCTGTTGTCATTAACCATTCAAGACCCAATCCAGGAGACACACCCCGTACTCCTGATATGTCCGCAAAGGACAAGATAAAACAAGGACTTAGAAATAGAAAATTGTAACTTAGTCCAAAAGGAGGATTAGATGAGTGCTGTTACTCTTTCGAATGCACGTTTGCTATCGAACGATCTCCTGGTTCAAGGTGTGATTGAAGATATTATCACGCAAGATCAGTTTTTCGATATGCTTCCGTTCGTTCAATTCTCAGGTACCGCTTATAGGTACGAAAGAGAATTGGCAATGGCTTCTGGCGATTTTATCGCCATTGGTGGTACGGTTCCCGAAGGGGAAGCTACGTTTCAAACAATTTTGGTTGATTTGACAGAGCTTGCTGCTCAGTCAAAGATTCCCGGTCGCGTCCAGGCACAGCTTTCTGATCATAATGACCAGACTGCGTCCCAGATCTCTTCGATGGCAAAGAAACTTGCTCGTCGTTATATGAGGGAACTGGTAAATGGTATTCCATTGCAGGATAGGGATGCTTCTGGTGGTCAGATTGGTTTCGCAGGAATTAAATTCTTGCTTGATACCGAAGTTGCAAACTCGAACAATATTGATGCGCTTAATGGAGATCCGTCTTCAGCGTCTCAAGCGATTTCACTGGTTGAAGACCAGGGTTCTCGTGCAGGCCGCGCAGGCCGCGAGCTTATTCTTAGTGATGTAGATTCACTGGAACAGCGCGTTATAGCCGGCGACGGAAGACCACATTGGATTATGATGAACTCTCGCGATATCGTGAAGGTTCGTGAACTTATCCGCCAATCTGGTGGAACAGATCCTATGCATATTATGCAGCGTGAGTTTGGTGCCCCAGCGGCCCAGCTTATGTTGAATGGTATTCCTGTTTATCGTAATGACTATGTTGAAGTTGCCGAAATGGTCAATTTCTATGCAGTTGGTGGTGCGGTTTCTCATAAAGCCGTTAGTGCGGCTGATGCTACCACAATCACTGCTGCAGCTGGCGATTTGTCAGTTGTTGTTACTGATTTAGCAGCTGGTTATTCACCTGTTGCTGAAATGGGACGTCTTGTTTCAATTAGTGGAGCAGATTATTTTATCGCTGATGGCCGCTTTAGTGTTACCATTGCAGACGATGGTACTAAAGTACTTACTGTTACCGGTGCCGGTTTTGTAGACCAGGTTCGTGGTAAGAGGCGTGCGGCTGTAACACCAGTTGGCGTTAAAGATCGTGTAAATTCCGAAGAGAGTCTTGCGCTTGCAGTGACAGATTTTTATGTACGTGTCGCTGAAAGAGCTGATGGTTCTCGTATTTATGCCGGTCAATTTGGTGAAGGCACAGGCGTTTGTGGTCTTACGACCGAGCGCGATGCCGGTGTACAACTTATTGATGTTGGTCACGCAGAAACCGTCAATGCCCGTATTTATAGGCTTTGTTGGTACTGCAGTGCTCTACTTTTTAATAGGTTAGCACTTGCTTGTATTAAGAGCATCATTCCTGCATAATGATTGCTATTTTTTGGATCGCAGTGGAGATTAGTCTCCACTGCCTTCTAAAGATTATGAATCTAATAGAACTTACAGAGCGGGTTAGGCATACAGGGAAGTATAGTAAGTGGAGAGAACTTTGTTTAAAACGCGATGGAAGGTGTTTGAAGTGTGGTGCTGTACTAGATTTAAATGTTCACCACAAAGTACCACTTTACATCTTGGTCAGGAATCAATTTATTAAAGGTAAGCCGTTTGATGTGTATAACGAATATTATTATAAAGCAAAAAATGGCAAAACATTATGTTGTGAATGTCATGCCAAGGAGCATGGATTTGCTATTAGAGGTGGATAAATGAAAAACAGAATAAAATATGTTGTATTGAAACATCCACGATACAAATTTAATGGAAATTTTGGTGGGATGAGGTTCGTACGAAGCATCACCATCGTACCACAGAATTCACGGTATTTGAGATACCTAAAAAATTGTAAAGAAATATCATTTGAGGATGCAGTTGGATATGTGTCTGAGAGAACAATGGCTCAGTTTTTAAAATTTTATCGCGCTATGAAAGAAGAAGTAAGGCTTGAAGCTGAGGATAAGAAAAAAGCTGAAGAAGACGATAAAGATAATATTGTTGGTAAGAAAGATGCTATCAAAGCAAAGAAGAAGATAGTAAAGAAAAAAGTAGTAAAGAAAAAAAAGAAAACAGTAAAGAAAAAGGCAGCTAAGAAAAATGCAATAGAGAAGTTGGAATCTGAAAAGACCGAGGAAAGTCCGTTTGACAATGTTGAAGATATTTCTGAAAAATCTTCAAAGATAAATGCAAAGGAGGAATAAATGGCAAGAACGCTATTTAGACCAGTCCAAATTCAAGATAAATATCTTCGTAATGATGGAAATGATACAACTACTGGAATTATTACAATGAGTGGTGCTGTAATTGGTTCGTTGGCTGGAGTTCTGAAAGGTGCTGCAGGAACTGTGTCTGGAGCAGCAACATGTGACGATATTGCTGATGGCGCAACTTATGTGAGATCACAGAACGATTTAACTGATGCACTAAAGGGAAATTATGATGCCGCTTACTCACATGTGAGTGCTAACGGATCATCTCACGGTTATCTTGATCAAAGTGTTATTACTACAGCTGACCCTACTTTTAATAGCCTCACAATTAGTACGGCCCCAACAGCTGCAGCCGATGCGGTGAGAAAAGATTATGTAGATGCATTAGTTGAGGGAGTAGAGTGGCAAGACAGTGTGAAGGACAAAGATCTTGCTGTACCACCTGGTGGCCCATCAACTGGGGATAGGTATATTGTAAGTCAACATGATTATGATATTGCTGGGGCTACTTCAGCTTCTAAGACATTTGAAGTTGTCGGAGATCATGCCGCTGAGTTGAGTGCCGGTGAAAAATTTCAGGTTGTTGGTTCATCTGGTAATGATGGTACTTATACAGTGGTTTCAACTAATTTTGCCAATCCTAATACAGATATTGTTGTCAGTGAGGTAGTTTCAGATGAAACTGCCGATGGTGATATTGAATTTGCAGAAGATACTTGGAATGAGTATGAGTTTGATATTGCTGAGTATAATGGTGCTTCATGGACCATTACGAGTAAAGATGAAGGTATGGCATGTTGGGTAGACGATGAAGATGTGTCCTATGTTTATAACGGTACGGCCTGGGTTAAGATGACATCGATTTATAATCACAATGATCTGGCAAGTATCGATGGTGGTACAGTCGGTGAATATTATCATATGACAAATGTGGAACATACAGCCGCTACTAGAGATGCGACTAATGTTGTTAATGGTTTGATGCCTGCTTCAAAGCTAACTGCCTGGGACGGGGCAGCAAGCCATAAAACTACAGAAGATGCAATTAATGGTCTTGTAAGTTGTGATGGTGCTGGAAATTATTCCGCTGTTGTTAACCTTGATGGTATTGCTGATGGTGCAACTAATGGTAGGGTTCTTTTAACATCACTCGCTAGTGGAGAAGTAGACACAGTTACCGATGCTGCCGGAGATGATATGACAGTATCACTTGGTGCGGCGGATAGGGTTCTTACTCTTGGTGCAGATATAAGTTTGGACCAGGATCTTCAGATTGCAGATAGTCCAACATTTGCTGGTTTAACATTGGTTAATGCAATTACGGAGTTTTCAACTGATGGTACTTTTGCTGGTGATAGTGATTCAGCAGTACCAACTGAAAAAGCCGTAAAAACATATATTGAAGCTAATTCTCCACAAGCTGTTAAAACAGTTGAAGTTTTGGCGGCTGGTTTAGCTACTGGTAATAACTATACTATTCCAGGTGGAAATACTTATTTTGGAGATTTGCCAGCTGATTCAGCTGACTTAGAACATTCTCGTTATATGGATATTGTTATTAATGGGCAAGAGATATATCAGGGAGGATCAGGCTTTGAAAGAGATTATGAGGAGTCTGCTAATGGAACAGGCAAGACTACAATTGATTTTGATTTCGATCTAGTTACTGGTGATGTTATTGAATGTGCGATTAGAAAAGTATAATCTTTGGGAAAGGGTGGGGATTTTGGTTCCCGCCAAACCAATACCATATTAAAGTAAAATTAGGAGGAATACTATGGATTTAAAAGATATTTTAGGTTTGAAGCACGATGGACTAAACACTCTTATAAAAAAGATGGAAGACCAGTATGCAGATATGATTGTGCAGAAAAATCAGATTAACGGGTATCTAATTGCCCTAAGTGATATAAGATTATTTATTGAGCAGACAAAACAAGGTATAAGTGCCAGCGTTAAAGCTGAAGGTATCAGAAAAGAAAAAAGAGATGAAAGAGTGTCTGAGTCAAGAAAAAACAAAGCGTCCAAAAAGAAAAAAAGGTCCAGCTGATAGACAATAAAGGATGTTATAATGAGTAGAACCCAATTTCGTAAAGCACAGGGTGTTGACGCAGATTTTGTCAGCGAAGCTGAGTTGTCAGCAACCTCCGGTACTTCTGGTGCAGATATGTCAGGTGTTAAAGACACTGGGGTATATTTTACTGGAACCACTGTTGAAGATGTGTTACAAGAAGTAGGATCTAGTATTGCTATTTTAGATTCGTTTGAGACTGCATCAGGTGGAAGTATTACATTAAAACGTGATGATTCTGATATTTTTGACGGAGATATTATAGGTACGGTTGATTTTCAAGCAAAAGATGCTGTAGCACAAGGTGGTTCATATGAGAGTGTTGCGGCTATTGAAGTTAGAGCAGCCGAAGATTTTGATGATGCGAATGACGCTGCTACAAAATTAGTTTTTATGACAAACGTTATTGGAACAGAAACTCCCAATGACAACATGATATTAAATGGAGAAGATCTTACGGTTGTAGGATTTGTATCTTCAAACACAGTTGATTTTGAGAATCTTGCAGCAGATCCCGTTGCTAAACAGGGTAGAGTTTATTTCAATTCTGTAGAGGAACAATTTTTTGGTTGTCCAGACGGAGTTAACTTTAAAACAATAGGCGGAGGAGGAGTAGCTGGGTCTGGATTTTTACACCACCAGTCAGCTTCTTCAGATACATGGACAGTGACACATAATTTAGGATACAAGTATGTTAACGTTACTTGTTATGATTCAGCCGACGAAGAGATTATACCAGATGTAGTTACTGCAACGGATGAAGACACTCTCACAATCGAGTTCGCAACTTCTAGGACAGGGTATGCCGTAATTAGCGCAGCGTCAGCAGTTTCGACCGCGTTTTTCTTGCATACGGAAGCACCAGCATCTGATACATGGAACATAAATCATGGACTAAACGATGAGAATCCAAATATAGAAGTTTATGATAATACCGGAGATGTGATAATTCCAGATGGTATTTCTGTTACTGATGCTGATAATTTAGTAATAACTTTTGTTGCTGCACAAGCTGGAAAGGCAAAGATTTTAGCTTCTGGTACAGCGGAAGTTACAACCGCTAAAATTATTAACGAGTCTGAGAATGATACCGGCATTACAATTGATGGTGTTCTTTTAAAAGATGGCGAAGTAATAACAGATAAGATAAATGAGGAAACAGGTGGTAACGGAGTTGAAATCGATAGTGTTCTTTGTAAGGATGAAACTTTGTTTGCTGGCATGCTCGTTCCTGGACAGACGGTTAACATCGGTTGCAAATTAGCTGCCGGGGTGTTTTCAATTTGTCAAGCAGGCGGCAGCGACTTCGCAGACACAGCTGGTAATAGGGGCTACGTCTGTTTACCAGGCGTTACAGCCGGACAGAATGTGGTTTTGAAGGTCACTGCAAATCATACGTTCAACGATGATTCACATGCCTCTAGTCACTTGACTGACCTTGGTTTTGGAATAACTGAAACAGCAGACTGGGCAGAAGACATGCCTTACTTTGCTTACGGTGTGAATGAAGACGACACTGACGCAAATCTTGGATTTGCGATTACAAGAAATCCTTGCATGGGAGTAACACCAGCAGCAACCTATATCCATGATAAAGATGCTGCGGCTGCGAATGACACACAAGTCAGTATCTTTGGAATGTGGGCAGACGACGCAGGCAAAGCAGCAAAACCATGCAACGTTATTGGTGCAATAAGAATGCAGTGGAGCACTGCTACTGATGACTGGACGGTGCAGGTACTTGGCAACAACGATGGCATCGGACAGGATAGGTTGGACAAGACGTTTGCAACGAAATGGACAATGCCATTCGGTCAAAATGGCGCACTTGCTGGTAGTCATGCCAAGCCAGCCGCCACAACTGATGTGGCATGGACTACCGACACTCTTTATTATAAATCAAAAAGAGACGGAGTATGCCATGTAGATTTATATCAAGATGGAGATGCTGGAACAGATGGCAGCGGCGGTGCTTATTCTATTCCGCTTCCATTAACATCAACACAGACTGACAGCATAGTTATTGGAACGGGAAGTTATAGCGCAGCTAGTGGAGCCCTGCATTACGGGTGCGCTGTTAATCTATATAGTAGCAGCACAAGGCTTTCGTTCAGTGCTGACCCCACAACGGCATCTATTGTTCAGAATGGTTATTTCACTACTGGCGCTAGGTTTGTTAAATGTTCGGTAGATTATCAAGCGTTTGAGTAAGGAGCCTAATGGCTGACATAATCCTATATATTATTTGGATGCTTTCAGACACGATGCGCGAGAGATTTTAATAAGTAGTAAACCACTTCCCCGAGTTAACAATTACCGTGCGGGAGAAATAAAATAAGTAATGAGAAAAAGTGAGTTAAAGAACCAGAGAAATTCTACACACTTAGCCAGTTAAAATATTTAGATAACATCTTGGGAGGACACCATTCGTAAAAAAAATATTTTGGATATTCCAAGAGCAATTCGTGAGTTCTTCCAGTCAGACGATTTCGTTATGGCAGAAATTTTGACTGGAGATACGGATGGTACAAATTTAGTATTTACGTCAGAGTACAAGTTTGATCAAAAAGCAATTTGGGTTTATCTTGATGGACAAAGGATGCTTCCAACAATAGATTATGTACTAAGTGAAAGTGGTGTTGGTTATGATATTGTTACTTTTACTTTCGCGCCACAATTAGGCGATAATGTAATGGCTGACTATCTTAAAGATACAATTAACAATTAAAGTGGAGGTGCAACTTGGTAGAAATAACTGATTTAGCCTTAGCGGCATTTTATTATATGCGTGGAAAGTCAATCGTTGACAGAAAACGAAACCCAAAAAATAGAAATCAATGGATCTTTGTATTTGCAATGTCTGATGAGGAACACTCAGCGATGAGCTTAGAATTTGCAAATAGTGATTTTAGAAGGTACGATGACTCTCAACGTACACTTAAAAAGTTAATTCATTAGAAAAATATTAAGG